GCCTGGCCCACCTTCGGCTCGTTGAGGCGCGGGTAGCGCTGCTTGAGCTGTGCGATGTCGCGCGCGTCGTCCCGGAGCTGCAGGTCGCGCAGGTGCGGGGCGAGGGCGTCCTGAATCGCGTCCTGAACCATGTCGCGGATCGCGTCGGCGAGGTCGGTGCCCCCGTCGTCCTGGCCGTCGCCGACGTCGGCGTACCCGCCCTCGTAGCCTGCGGGCTCGTCGGCGGAGCGGTCGGCGTACCCGCCCTCGTCGCCTGCGGGCTCGTCGGCGCCCGTGCCGGTGAGGGCGGTGAGAAGGTCGAAATCACCCTCCGGATCGTCGTCGGGCTCCTCGCCCCGGATTTCGCGGCGAATCCCCTCGAGCGCCTGGTTCATCTGCTGGTTCATCTGAGCGAGGGCTTCGCTCAGGTTCGGAGGCGTAGCGGGCTGGCCCTGCGCGGGAGCGGGCTGCTCGGGCTGGGCCTGCTCCTGCTCCTGCGAAGCGGTGGGCGGCGTGTCGGTGAGGATGTCGCCGGCGTTGCCCGTGATGTCCGTGGTGCCTGTGTTCTCGGCGGGGTCCATCGTGCCTCCTTAGTCGCCCTGCTTCTCGACGCCGCGAAGCCGTGCCTCGGCCTCGTCCGCGTACCGCACGATCCCCGCAGCGATGGCGGGGACCTTCTTCATGCCCGTCCAGATGCCGATGAGCCGCTCGTAGTTCTGCTCGGGCTTCGGCGGCTCATACATGAGGCGCGCCTGCTCGTCGCGCAGCACCATCTCGATCGCGTCGTTGAGCACCTTCCAGCCCGGATGCTCGAGCAGCTCGCGCACCGGCTCCCCGAGCGCAATCGCGTCTTCCAGGGAATAGCCGCCCTCCTCGGGCTTGCCGAGTGGCCCGAGGAACTTGTTGATCGGCTTTAGATGCGGGCTTGGCATGGATGGTGGTAAGTAAACACGCCTCACCGGACGCACCGGCTACTGGATGCGGCGCCGGGTCGCGAGCACGCGCGCGAGGGGGGTCGAGTAGCGGGCCCGCGACTTGCGGCGGCGCTTGCGCTTCATCGCGTCCTGGCGGGCGCGCTGAAGGAACGGGAGCGGGCCGACGCCGCGCTGCATCGCGCGCAGGGCGGGGGTCTGCGCGCGAGCAGCGGTGGCACGGTGAGGCTGGGTGCGGCGGGTTGGCCTCATTCCTCGGACGGCGGCGGGATTCGGGTGTTGCGGTTTGCTCCCATCAGGACTGCGGGAACGGCGTGGTGGCGAAGGTGAAGTTGAACAGCACCTCGTCGCGCGGCGGGAAGCTGTACGTGAGGCCGGTATTGCCGGTGAGGTTGCCCAGCTGTCCGTCGTCATCGCTCGCGGACAGGTCGAGATCGCTGAGCGTGAACCACTCCAGCTCGCCCGGGTTGTGGAGGAAGTGGTTGACGCGCTCTGAGTAGTACTTCAGCTTGTCCGGCATCACCTCGACGGCTCTGATTAGCCCCGGCATCGGGCTGGGGTGCCCATCGCCGTCCACCATGCCGTGGATGAACACGATCACCGGCGACATGTCGAGATAGCTCCGGGTCGGGAATCCAAGCAGTGTCGGCGGAATCCAGCCCTCACCGTCCAGGCCCGCGAGGCTCCCGACGTTATTGCTGATCGCGTCGCCCCCGAACGCGCCGCCCTGGAGCCGCACGATGCCGCCCGGCTCCTGGCGCGCCCAAAGCCGGCCCGTCTCCGGCGCTGCCCGCCATCCGTCCGTGTATTGGATCGGTTGCCACTCGCCGACGCCCGAGCCGCCCCCACCGGCCACCAGCTCATACCCGTCCTCCGCCTCGTTGACGGCGAGCACCTTGCCCGCGTCGCCGCTGCCGGGGCTGGGGATGCGCTCGTCGGTGAACGACTCCTGCGGGCGCTCGGTGCGGAACGCGACGTAGCGGTGCTCGTCGCCGACCTTCGCGTAGGCGACGTAGGCCGTCTGCGGCTGAAGGCCGGTGAACGTGAGCCCGTCGGCCGCCATCGTCTGCGTATCGACCGCCGAGCCGACAGGCGCCGCGCCCTCACGCCGCGCCGAAGCGGGGTAGGCCGCGACGCTCGTGCCGACGGGGAAGCGGTCGGTGCGTGTCAGCTTGAAGTCCATCAGGACGCCTCCTGAGCCATGTCATGCCTCCTCCGGTGGCGGCGCCACCGCGTTACTGGGTTGCGCTACTCCGACGCGGGCCATCGTCTCGGCGACGGTGAGCTCGGCGGCCTTCTCCGCCTCCTCGCGGTCGATGCCCATGCGCTCGAGCACATCCGCCGCCGCCTCGCCGACGACCTGCGCCACCTGCGGGTTGATCTGCACCTGCTCGGGCACGAGCCACGACTCGGCGTCGGCCACGTCGAACTTGTCGAGCAGGTGACGGACGGGTCTGCGCTGATCGACCAGTTCGTTGCCCCGCAACTGGTTGAACAGCGCCAGCGCGTCGTTGCGCTCCTGCGCCCGGTTGACCGGCGCGAGCGATTCCTTGTCGGGGTCGACCGCCTTCACGAGGTCGAGGTCCTGCGCCGTAATCTCGATCTCCTCGTACCACTCGCCCTTGCGGACCGGAATACGGATCGGCTCCTTGAGCGTGTGCTGGCGGTATAGGGCAAGCCATTGGCGCGTGTCGCGGCTCACCGTCTCGTGCGAGAGCATCTTGGTCGCGAGCTCGATCCGCACGTCGGCGGCCGCCTGCACGAGCTGAATGCCGGTCGCCGTCTCGGAGGCGTTGCCCGTGCCCTGCGCGCCGGCGACCGTCTCGGAGATTGCCGAGGCGAGCTCGATGTCGGTCTTGATCTCATTCGTCTCCTGGTAGGAGGCGGCGGGCAGGTCGCCGAAGTTGAGCGGGCGGATCACGGAATCGATGTCGCCGGCCTGAACCGGGATGCCCGCGCCGGGGCCGATCACCAGGTCGGAGGGGTCGACGTAGCCCTCCGCGTAGATGAACGCCTTCTGCATGACGAGCGCAGCGTTCTCGAGCCGCATGGAGCGCAGGGCGTTCAGCTCGAGCTGCAGGTCGATGATCGGCTCGAGCTCGCCCATGCCTACGAACTCGCCCTCCTGCACGGTCGGGCGGAAGATCGAGAACGGCAGCTTGCCGTGCTCGAACGGCGACGGAGCGGCCTGCACGACGAGCGAGCCGTCCAGAACCGTGACGACCTGCTGGCCGTCGTGCCACTCCCACACCTCGTGGATCGGCCCGAGGTCGACGCTGGCGTCGTCCAGGCCCGCCTGCGCCAAGCGGTCGCGGTAGATCGTGTTGCGGTCGGTCTGCGGGCCCATGCGCTGTATCGCCTCGAGGTCGAGCGGGAACCAGCGCCCCGACTCGACCATCTGCCGGACGTAGTCGAAGTCGCGCCACGTGCGGTGGATCACCCACCGGCAGCGGTCGAGGTCGATCGCGAGCGGGTCCCAGAGGAAGTCGAGGATCTCGATGTCCTCGTTGTAGGGACCCTCGTCAACGTGGTAGACCCGCTGCGGGAACAGCTTGCCCGTCACCCTGGCCCGCAGCGATTGGCGCTCGAGCGTGACGAACGACTCCACCTCGCGCTTCCAGTAGTTCTTGCTGACCCCGAGGCCGTACTTGACGCCGCGGCGGACGGTCGGGATCAGCCGCAGCGCGTACTGGATGTCCTCCTGGCGCTCCTCGAACATCGCGCGGATCGCCTCGGCCTTTTCGCGCGAGAGCGCGAGCGTGCGCGGCTTGACCTTCATGCGCGGGTTGTTCATCAGCAGCCGCGGCACCTTCGTCTCGACCACGGCGTAGGCGTAGGGGATGAACAGCTCGCGCCCGGTGATGCGCTGCTCCTCGTGGAGCAGCTCGGTGCGCTCGTCGTCGCTGCCGGCGGCGCGGAACTCGTCGCGCAGGCGCCGGTAGTTGCGGTGGTAGCCGTACCAGGTGTTCCAGCGGTCCCGGTACTTCTTGTGGACCTTCTCCGCGTTCTCGAAGTCCTTGCGGACGCGGGCGAGCAGCTCCTGGTGCTCGGGCGTCAGGTCACTCTCCGAGCCGACCGGCCGGGCTAGGTACTCGGGCGGGACGAGCTCGGAGGGCAGCGCCATCTGCTCAGGCGTCCTCCTCGCCCTGCTCGCCGTCGTCGGCGCTCGCGGCCGGCTCGGGCGGGGCGACCGTGCCGTAGGGGGTGTCGGCCTCATCGACCCGGCCCGCGAACTGCGCGCGCGAGTTGTAGCCGATCAGGTACCCGAGCGTCTCGTACTGGCCCTCCGGGTCGTTGTGCTCCACGATCTGGCCGTCGGCGATCTTCGCGCGGTGCGCGCCGATGTACACCTCGCCGCCGAACTCGTTGAGCGCGGCGATGTGGTTGACGAGCGACGCGAGCTCGTCGGGCCCGAGGAACTGCCCGAGGGCGGCGCCGAGCGCGGCCGCCTCCGGCGTGCCGACGTTGTTGAAGTCGCGGGCGATGTAGCGGGTGCGGTTGATCGGCATGGTGCGGGTTTCCTCCTATGCGGGTCGTCCTCGCTTGAATCCCACCCGGCCNTCGGCCATGCGCTTGCGCCCCCACTTCCACGCCTCCTGGTCGCTGATGGGGCCGCTGATGAGGTCGGGAGCGGGCTCGAGCTCCTCCTCGATGCGCTCGTCCTGCCCCGAGCAGCGCTCGATGTGCCGCAAGAACTCGCGCTCCTGCGCCTCCGGGTACGTCTTCCCGCAGAGGCACCGCCAGACCTTGCGCTTGGCGCTAGGTGGAATCCAAAGCTCGAGGGGCATTCGTAGTGGGGAAAGTACCCACTACACAGGACGGCCTCGGCGGAAGGCCGTGTAGCGGGCCGTGATCGGCCTGCGCCGCGGCCGGCCCTTTTCGTCGTCCTTCTTCTTGGCCCGGCGGATGGGCAGCTCGGCCGCGACCTGCTGGGCGATCAGCCAGGCCATGAGCAGGTCGGCGTACTCGCCGGCCTCGGGCTGCGTCGTGCGCGCGCTCGTCCGCACGTAGGTCGAGAACTCGCGCGCCAGCCGCCGCGACTTGATGCGCCCGGCGCCCTCTTCCGCCTCCTCGCGGAGCAGCTCCTGGCCGCCGGCGATCAGCAGCGGCTTGGTCGCGGAGTCCGTCGACCAGCCGAGGTTCTCCGTCTGCTTTTCGGTCGACTGCTGATGCTGCTTGCGGCGGTAGACGAAGGGGTAGCGGAAATCGTGCCAGATCTTCCGCACCACGGCCAGCCCCGGCCCGGTCTTCTCGATCGCGAGCCAGGCGTTGTTGAACAGCATCGCGGTCAGGACGGCGTGCTCGGCGAGCAGGTCGGGGGCCACGCGCGAGCGGTACTCGGCCACCTGCACGCGCGTCGCGTGGTCGATCACCTCGATCGCCTGGTAGGCGGGGTCGCCCTCGCCCGACTCGGGCATCCCGTCCGAGACGTCCACGCCGATCACGTAGGCGGCCTCGGGGTCGATTTCGGGCACGTCGTCCTTCGTCGGCAGCCAGACGCGCCAGTCAGGGGAGTCGGTGACGTCGAGCAGGCGTGCGGGGCGGAACTCGGGGTCGAGCGGGACGTCGATCCGCCCGTGCAGGCCGGCGCGCAGCTCGCGCTTCGTCGCCACGACCGCGCCGCGCACCGGCCCGCCGGGCCCGTGGCGGGGGTCGGTGCGCTCGGTCTGCGCGATCACGCGGCGCACGAGCACGGGCTCGAACACCTTCTCGCCCGACGCGATGAACGCGTGCTCGGGGGTGGTGGGATACTCCTGGTCGAAGGAGCGGATGTTGCCCCCGCAGTTGTCGGCGATGCACCAGCGCCGCCAGTTGAGCTGCTCGAGCGTGAGGGGGACGTGCTCGCCGGTCAGGACGTCGATGGGGCCGGGGTCCAACAGCTCGCGCTCGCCCTCGGCGTACGGCGACTGCTCGGTGTCGCCGGGGCGGAACTCGCGCCGGGCGCGCTCGGTGGGGAAGGGAAGCGAGTACTCGGCGTGCTTCCACCACGGCCAGAAGAACGGCAGGAACTCCGAGTCGCCCGCCTCGGCCTGCATCCACAGCTCGCGGAAGTGGTTGTAGCCGTTGGCCGTGGACTCGATCACGACCAGCGTGTCGGGGTCGCGCGGGACGGCCTGCATGAGCGCGCGGAACTTCGTCTCGGCCTGCTCCCAGAACGCGTACTCGGAGAGGTGGACGAAGTGATAGGTGCCGCCTCGCCCCGACTCGAACTCGCCGGCGGTGTCCACCCAGTAGGTCGAGTCCGGCCACATGTCGGGGATCTCCCACGCCTCGCCCTTCGGGGCGAAGTGCAGGAACTCGTTGGTGCGGTGCGAGCGGACCGGGGGAACGAGGGGGTAGCCCTCGGCGACGTCGATGTGCGGCAGGTTGTTGTACATGCGCTCCCCGATCCGGTAGAGCTTCGCCCCGGTCTTCTTCGAGTCGGCGACGCACAGGGCGTTGAGGTGCGCAAGCTGGGTCGCCGCCAGGATCAGCTTCCCCTGCATCAGCGTCGAGAACCCGATCTGCCGGGCCTTCAGGATGATCGCGCGCAGGGGCTTGCCCGCCTCGCGCTGCTCGGCCAGCTTGCGCTCGAACGCGAGCTGCCCGTCGTTGAGCTCGAAGCGCATGAGCCCGTGCGAGCGGCCCTTCGGGACGATCTTGAGCAGCTCGGGCGCCCAGCGCTGCGTCTCGAACGCGATCGACCGCCGCACCTCGGCGACCTTCTCGGCGATCGCCTGGTCGCTACCCACGCTCCACCTCGGCCCGCGCGCGCCGCAGCGCCATCGGCGCGCTGACCCCGCGCGCCCGGAGCTCGGCCGCCCTGCGCACCACCGCCTCCTCGAGCCCGGCGCGCGCCGCGCCCGCGGCGGACGGCTTGGATTTCGGCTGCGGCTCGGGGGCGCCGCGGCGGAGCGCGGAGCGGATCAGCGCCTCCGCCGTCGCGGACGCCGTATCCCCGCGGCGCTTGGCGAGAGCCCGGACTTCACGGGCGAGCTCGGGGTCAATGCGTAGGGCGAAGACGACTTTCGGCATGGCGGGTCGGGGGTGAGGGTAAACGGGGAGACGGCGCAAATGGGTGTGTGGGGGGGAGAGTTCTCATGCGCGCGGGTACCCCGTCACGCCGGCGAGGGGGCGGGAGGGGGGGCGCGCACGCGCGAGCACGAGCGCGTCGCCGCGACCGGCCTCACGCGCGCCTACGCGCGCGCGTACCCCCGCCTACGCGCGCCGGGATCATCGGGGGGGTGGGTCACTCTCCGATGGTGAGAGGTTCTACTGCGCGTGATGGTGCGGGCTGGGCGCGGCGCTGCGGCAAGCGGCGCGACCAGTTGGCCTAGGCGGCGCGACCACTCGGCCTAGGCGGCGCGACCAGTCGCCCTCCCGCCGGTTCCCGCCGGTTCGTCCCACGCGGACGCACGCCTAGGCCCACGCACGCGCGCCTACGCACGCGAGGCCGAGCGTTGCTCGCGTGTATGAGTGAGAGGGATTCGCACCCCCACCGCCCACGTCGCCGCGTCGCACGCGTCGCGCACGTCCCGCCGCGTCCCCGTCGCCTCCCCTCTTCCCTTCCCTCTTCCTTGTTGGGAAGCGGGGTTAGGTGGGGCTGAAGCGGGCTGACGAGGGCTGCGGGACGCGTCCTGCGCGCCCAGCAGCCGCAACACGCGCACCCTGCGCGATCGGAACCCGCCACCAGCCGCGATGCGAGCTGCGCGCATCGGTCAGCTCGCCTGCACGCACGCCAGCGCATCGGTCAGCTCGCGCGCGCCGAGCCTCGCATCCGGGCGTGTTGTAAATGGTCGCTTGACAAATCGCGGGGGACGTAGTAGAAGTCTGGGCAGTGGCGACGAGCCACTAGCCGTAAACGAATCTAAGGAGGGCAAATGACCACGTATCAGGAGATCATCCGCGAGACCGCCGCCAAGATGGGGCATCTCGGCGTCGATCCGCGTCACGTGATGGCTTGGCTCATGC